TATTAGAATTAATTCCTATTATGCCTAATACAAAAATAGCACAAAAATATGGGGTGTCAGACAGAGCGGTTGGTAAATGGTTAGCGCGCTATAATATTCCACCAAGAGGACGTTCTGGCAAACATGCTTATTATTATAGAGAGTTAGCTCATTAGGTGAGAGCCACGTCCTTATAAGACGTAAGCCCTAGCAAGGTTTAAGCTGGGTTCGAATCCCAGACTCTCTATTAATTTATTATAAAAAAGATGGTCTATCTGGTCTTCGGACTCAAAAGATAGTAAAGCAAAGGATGAGTCCTTAAAATAAGCAATCATAAAAAACAGCAGTTGAAATACTAGTTAAGTAAACTGTTTCACATAACACTTAATCCAGCTTGGAGATTGTTTGTCGACCTTTATGAGTGGTATGTGAATTATGGCTCGTTGGTCAAACGGTTAAGACACTGGTCTTTCTAACCAGTATTGGTGGGTTCGATTCCCCCACGAGCTGTTAATGGCTGTACTGCTAACAGTCGTTAAAGCTATAAGGCTTTCTTGGTGTCATGGTTATGGTGATAAAATAGTGTAAAATAGGCGCACAAAACAGAAGTTTGTTTAAGAGCAGGTTCGATTCCTGCTTTTATCATTATATGAATTATTCTAATTCAAATAAAATTGAAAGGAGAAGACCGATGATTTATGAAATGCAAAAAATGTGGCAAGAAAATAAATCAACAAGATTTAATAGAATCTTGGAATGAAATAGGGTCATATTACAGTACCAAAATACGATACTGTCCCTATTGTAAAGAGATAATTGCCATTATTGAATATAGTAATGAAATAGAACTTGACATTAATAATGATGAAAGGTATTATATGTATTAAAGATGTAAATAAAATATTAGAATATAAAAGGAGAAATAATAGAAAATGGATTTAAACGAAAGTAAAGGATTATATTTTGCTACAGATTCTACAGGAACTGAACCTGTTTATACAGCTTATACAAATTTTGATTGGACAACACTTGCACCTACAACAAGTTATTCCTATTCATTTCCATATTCTTATACATTTTCGGATAGAAATGATACTTATGCAGATTTGTGTAATGAAATTTGTAGAATAAATAATTTAGAAATTAAACCAACAAAAGAGGAGAAAAAAGAAATGCTAAAAATTATTGATGTTAAGATTGGTTATGAAAAGAAAGCTGTAGTTGATAAAACAAAACGAGATACTAATGGTAATTATTTAGCACACAAAGAAGAATTTCCAGTAGTAACTATTGTTACTTTTGAGAATGGAAGAACACAAACAGCATATTGCGATAAAGATGATACTTTTAATCTTGAAACTGGAATTACAATTTGTGTCGCAAGAGAATTGATGCAACGACTTTATGGTGAAAATGAAGATACAAATCTAAATAAAATCATTAGAAGTGGTCTACATCTTTATAAGAAGCTTGATAAACTGGCTCAAAAGGTTCTAAAGCAACTTGAAGAAGATGAAAGAATTGAAGAAAACAGAAAAGTTAAAGAACAGAAGAGAAGACTTAAAAGAGCAGAGAAGAAAAAAGAACGTGAGATTGAGATTCTTGCAGAAGCAATTAGAAGAGCTAACGCAGATTCAAAATAAATAACAATTAAATAAGTAAATAAAATTAAAAGGAGAAATGAATTATGGAAACTAATTTGAGACAGGCAGATGCAAAGGTTAGTGTATGTGGTATTGTTTCTGATAAGAAACTTGAGATGAAGACAGAGAATGGTGTGAGAACTATTGAAGGTACTATTACCATTAAGACATCTGATACAAATTTTGTTCAGATGAGAATCAGATGTGCTGATAAAAAGAAAGATGGCACAGATAATAAAACATTTGCTGGTGTGATGACTGTTATGAATGAATATAAGGCTATTGCAGATGTTGGAGAAGATGAAGCAGATAGGGTTAGAACTTCTGGTAAGATTAATCTGTTCAGAAGTCAGAATGGCAATGAAATTGTAGGATATACAAGTAATTTCTTTAATAGGGTTAAGGCTAACCAAGAAGCAGAACCTAAAGCTGAGTTTGAAGTTGAAATGTATATTAAATCTCTTGTTCCAGAAGTTAATAAGGATGGAGAAGAGACTGGTAGATATAAGATTATTGGATGGGTTCCAGTTTATGAAGGAATTGAACCTCTTGAACTTATTGTTCCAGAAGAACTTGCTGATATTGTAGGTAGTACTTATGAGCCTAAACAGACTGCAAGATTCTATGGTGATATTGTTCAGAATGTTACTTATGAAACAATTGAAAGACCTATGGCTTTCGGTGTTAAGAAAGAAACAAAAGCTAATTTTATTAATGAACTTGTAGTAACTGGCGGTTCTCCTGCCTATGACGCTGAGACTAAAGAAGAAGTTGTTGAAGGTGGTAATCAGATTCCTTATAAGCCCGATGTAATTCAAGCAGCTATTGAGGAAAGAGAACGGTTGATTAAGGAAGGTCAGAATAAGCCTAAGACAAATACAAATAATGCTAAACCCTCTGGTGCTAGTCGTGGAAGACAGATTGGTTTTTAAAGGATAATATATAGTTTATGGAGTATCACTTCGGTGATACTCCAATAATTAATAAATTGGTAAAAATAATTTTAGTAAAATATAATTAAGTAAATATAAATAAGGAGAAATATAAATGGATAATTTTAGTTTAGAAGCTATTCTTAATCCTCCAGTTTCTAGGGTGCAAAAAAGTACAGATGGTTTAATTCTTACGTTTTATGGTAGAGGTGGTCTTGGGAAAACTCCTGTAGCAATTAAATTTCCTAAACCCTATTATCTTGCTTTTGGTAAAAGTGGTTTATCTGGAATTAATAATGTTCCCTTTGAACCTATTAAATCTTGGGCTGAATTTAAGAAATTTGTAAAAGTATTTTGTGACCCTAAAAACTTTAAAGCAATTCATGAACGTTATCAAACTTTAATTCTTGATGAAATGGAAATTCTTTATTCATATTGTGAGAAATATGTGGCAAACACGGAAGGAGTTAATAAGATTAAAGAAGGTAATGGTGGTTATGGCTTATGGGGCGATTTAAAAACCGAATGGGAAACAGAACTTCTTAAAGTAATTGGTTCTGGTTTATGTATTGTGTTTATTCTTCATACAGGACAGGATGATAGTGGAAAGAATTTTCCTGTCGGAGATGCAAAAAGAATGCTCCCTATTCTTATTAACCATAGTGAAGTAATTGGATATGTAAAAGGAAATGGTATTGATGCTGATACTGGTAGACCCATCCATTCTTCTTTAATGCTTGCTGATACGCAAGAATGGTTCGCAAGAACAAGAAATGAATATTTTGATAGTGTAATTGAAGATTTTACAGCAGATAATGTTATTAAAGCATATTATGATGCAATTGATAGGCAGGAAAAAGCAGAAGGTATTAAATCTGTTACTAGAGAAGAACGTGAGGCAATGTTTGAAGTTAAGAAGAGACCTTTTGATGAGGTTATGGACGAACTTCAAGAAGTAGGACAGAAAATTGTGGAAAAATACGGTAGTAAAGAAAAACTTACTGAAGTAGTTGAATCTGTTCTTGGTAAAGGTGCTTTGGTTTCAAATGCTACACCTAAACAGCAAGAAGCTGTAGAAGTTATACTTAGTAATTTGAAAGATTTGTTAGATGAATAAATATGGTGATTATGAAGATTTAACAGGACAACAATATGGGGATTTAATTGTCTTGGGTTTAAATGAATATGAAACAGATTTAACGAAAATTAAATATGGTAAAAGAATTTTAACTTGGGACTGTGAATGTATTAAATGCAAAAATAAATCAACCAAACACAGATGCGATTTAAAATTAATTGAAAGAAAAAATACATCTGGATGTATTAGGTGTCATGGAATATGGTTAGTCGGTCAAAAGTTCGGACGTTTAACAGTTCTTGAAGATTTAGGAACTAACGATAAATCTGATAGAAAATTAAGATGTAAATGTGATTGTGGTAAAGAAGTAATTGTTTCACAAATATTATTAAAAACAGGTAATACACAATCATGTGGATGCTTGCATAGTGATTTAATTTCGCTAAAAAATAAAGAAACAGCATGTTGGAACGGAGACTCTAAATCAGAGCATGAACGCTTATATCATATTTGGTGTGCAATGAAAAATAGATGCGATTCTGCATCAAATATTCATTATAATTTGTATGGTGGTCGAGGAATTAAAGTATGCCCTAAGTGGTATGATTGGTTTACGTTTAAAGAATGGGCTTTATCACATGGATATACGGATGAATTAACCATTGATAGAATTGATTCTAACGGTAATTATGAACCAAGTAATTGTCGATGGATAACTTATAAAGAGCAAGCTAATAATACATCAAAAAACAAATTAATTACTTACAAAGATAAGACTCAAACTTTATCTCAATGGTGTGATGAATTAAATCTTGACTATTTTAGAACAAAAGCAAGATTAAATAATTGTAATTATACGCCAGAAGAAGCATTTGAATTAAATAAATATGAAATAAGAAAAACAAGTAAATAAAACATAACCAAGTATTGAACTTGACAATTATAAAAAGCGGTATTAATGTATATAATTAAAAAACATAATACCGCTTTTTGCTCATATGAAAGGAACAATATGAATGTAGAATCTTTAAGGAAACATTGCGATACAACTCCAGAAATTAAATGGGAATATTACCCTAATACCAAATATAAATTATATAAAATCGTTTGTCCTGTGTGTGGCATGTGTACTGGAGGAAAAGCAAATATAAGACTTGCGGTAGAAGAATGGGAACATCCTATTACTGTAAAATTAAATTAAAAGGAGAATCAAATGAGAGACCTAAATAGATTAAATAATTTTTATAACACAATGAGAAAAATACATATGGAGACTTTCCCAGATTGGAGATTTGGTCAGCTTATGTCCAATTTTTTTGGATGGTTATACTCTGAAAAAAAAATAGATTTGTTTTTTCCCGAAGAAGACGAAATGCTTAAATATTTTAAAGAATTTGCAGGAGTTGAAGATTAATGCCTAGAGGTAGAAAACGAATTTGCCTTTTATGCGGTAAACCTATAGAGAATAATAACGATTCAGTTCCATATAAAGGACGGTATGCTCATAGTTCCTGTTTTAGAGTAGCTGTAAAAGCTGTTCATGTAGATAAAACTGAAAAACTTGAAGAGAAAGCAGAACAGAAAGCAAAGAAAAAAACAGGTAGAACCATTAAACCTAAAGCAGAATTAAAAGATTCTATTACTGAAGAAGAGTATATTCAGAAGAAATTATATTTTGATTATCTAAGAAAATTCCTTGGTGATAAACTTCCTGCAAAAATATATGTAGTTACTGATAAATATATTCAACAATATAATTTTACATACCAGAAAATGTATCAGACTTTAACTTATATACATAATATACTTGAGAAAGAGTTTGGTGATGATATTGTAGGTTTGATTCCTTATTATTATGATAAGGCAGATAAGCATTACCACTCAGTAAAACAAGTTGAAGAAAATAATAAAGATAAAGATATATCTGGAATGTACAAAAATAAAATTATTTATATAGACCCAAAACATAAGAAACGAAAACAAATTGATATTACATCAATTGGAGAAGAGGAATAAATGTACGAAGCATTAACAGATAAAAGGGCATATGCTAATACACTTGGATGTCTGATGAAAGACCCTACCCTCGTAGAAGATATAGATAGACCATTGGATAGAGAAGATTTTAATACAGAAACTTTTTATGATTTACTGTTTGTGGCTATCTATAATCTTAGTATGCAAGGTTGTAAAACAATTGATGAATTTGCTATTGATTCATATCTCAGTGGTTTTAAAGAGCAATATAAAATATTTCAAGAAAATAGAGGACTTGATTATTTAAATAATATTAAAGAACTTTGTAGTCTTGAAAATTATGATTATTATTATCATAGACTTAGAAAATATTCTTTGCTTAGATACTATGAAAAACAAGGACTTAACACAAAATTTATTTATGATACATCAGTAGATGAATTCCATGCCAATGAAGAACAGCAGAAATTTGATAATTATTCTGAACAGGATATTGTATCAATGGTTGAATCCAGTTTGGTCATTAATCCAACTATGAGATATTGTACTAATACCCTTACTACAGAAGTGCAAGCTGCTGAAGGTGGTATTGAACTCATTGAAGATTTGATGAAAATTCCAGATGTTGGTTTGCCATTAAATAATAATGGATTAAATACAGTTACAAGAGGTGCAAGAAAAGGATGCTTATATATGAGGTCTCTTATTCAAGGTCAAGGAAAGACGAGATTCGCCGCAGGAGACGCTTGTAAAATGGCAGTACCTTATACATATAGCAAAGAGAAGAAAAAATATATTTATACTGGATTATCTGAACCTACTCTTTACATTACTACAGAGATGCCTGTTGATGAAATTCAGACTATTCTTTATGCAACAATAAGTAAGGTTAATGAAGAGCATATTCTTTATGGAGCATACGAAGGAGATGAACTTGAAAGAGTAAAACAGGCTATTGAATATATTGAGTCAAGTCCTTTATATATTGTCCATATACCAGATTTTTCTATTGAAGATATTAAAAATATAATTAAAAAATATAATAGAGAGTTTGGAGTAGAGTATTTTTTCTTTGATTATATAAGTACCTCTCTTAGACTTATGTCAGAGATTAATGGTAAATCAAGAATGGGATTGAAAGAACATCAATTACTTCTTGTATTTGCTACAGAACTCAAAACAATTGCACAACAACTTGATGTATTTATTTTTACTGCTTCTCAGCTTAATGGTGAAGCTCAGATGGCAACATATAAAGACCAGAATCTTCTTGCTGGAAGTAAAGCATTGGCAAATAAATTAGATGTAGGTATTATTTCTATGAGACCTAGTAGGTCAGAACAGGATAAACTTCAAGCCATTCTTCAAAGAAAATTTAATATTCCTATGCCAGATATTGGTCATTGGGTATACAAAGTAAGAAGAGGGAGACTTACTCATATTATTATTTGGAGTAAGACAAATCTTGGCATAATGGATGAAGAAGCTTTATTTGTAACTGATTTTGATTTTAATCTTATTGATATTGACTTCACTCAGATTGAACAAGTTGAAGCAAAAATTCAAGAACATTCTGTATTAGTAAGTAGAGTAGAAGATGCACCGATTGAAATTGAAGAAGATGATGAGCCAGAACAGAATAAACCAGCATTTGATTGGTAAGGGGGGAATTTGTAATGCCATATTTAGACAAAGATGCAATACTGAACTCACTTACTAAAGAAGATGTAATAAAGATTTGTGCTGAAATGGGCAGTCCTGTTTATAAAGAAGATTCTCAGGGGAATTTACTTTTTTCGACAGCAATTTGTCATGGTGGAAATAGTCCTCATAAACTAATCTATTATATTAATAATAAATTATTTCATTGTTTTGGAAAAGAAACAAAAGTAATAACGAGGCAAGGACTTAAAACAGTACAAGAATTATGTGATAAAAAATGTGAAATTCTTAATGGTAACGGTGAATGGGAAGAAATAATTTTTCATAACTATGGAAAACAAAAATTAATGAAAATAATTCTTTCTTGCAATGGAAAATATAAAGAATTATATGCCACGCCAGAACACGAATGGCTAATACATTCTTATTGGTATAAAAAGCAAACGCAAGAATTAAAGAAAGGAATGAGACTTGAAAAAGTACTCCCAGTTAAAATTAATGATATTGAATTAGATTGGGAGGGTATTAGGCATGGATTTTGCTATGGAGATGGAACTATCAACAACCGTTCTGATAAAGGTGTAAACTATACAAGTGTGCGTTTTTTCACAAAAGAAAAAAAGGAAATAATTAAATATTATTCTAATTGGAATTTTAGGTATGATATGATAAATGGTGAAAAAGTTCCTTGTTGTTCAATAGCTACTATAGAAAATTATAAAGAAATCCCAGATATTTCTAAACCTGTTTCATATTTAATGGGATTTTTAGCTGGATATTTTGCCGCTGATGGAAATGAATATAAAAATAGAATTTCAATATACTCACATAAAAAGGAAGATTTGGAAAAAGTTCGGGATATATGCATGAAATGTGGAATTGCTACATATCATATATCAGAATATAATATAAATGCTGGACAACGTGGCTGCGTAAATTTAAAATATGATGTAAATGCATATAATTTAAGATTGGTTAGAAGTACTATTCCAGATAATTTTTTTATTATAGGAAAAGGTAAGAAATCTAATAGTAAACAAAAGGGACGTTTATGTTGGCATGTTGTAAATGTTGAACCCACTAATAGATTTGAAGATGTATATTGCTGTCAAACATCAACCCACTCTTTTGCGCTTGAAGATTATATACTAACTGGAAATTGTTACACCTGTTCAGACAGTTACGGAATCATTGAATTAGTTATTCGTGCATCAAGATTAAAAGGACAAAATCTTACGTGGTTCAAAGCGCTCGCTAGAATTGCACAAATAACTGGAAAGACATATGAAGGAATTCCAGATAAACCGACACATACAATAAATGATTTTGAATGGATTAATAGATTAAATTCAATTAAAAAAACAACTAAAAATATACCTAACTTAACTGAAATAAATGAAAATATATTAGATATATTCTGGTATGTTCCATATCAAGGATGGTTAGATGAACATATAAGTCGTGAAGCATTATCCCGATTTGAAATTGGATATTATGGATTAACAAACCAGATTACTATTCCTCACAGAGATATGAATGGCAGATTAATTGGAATCAGAGGAAGATATTTAAGTGATTATGATGCACAAACTTATGGAAAATATGTTCCCTTATTTATAAATGGAGAATTTTTAAGTCATCAATTAGGAAGCAATCTATATGGTCTTCATGTAGTTAAAGATAAAATTAAACAATGTAAAAAGATAATGCTTGTTGAAGCAGAGAAATCTGTGTTACAAGCTTATTCCTATTTTAGAGATGATAGTTTTGTAGTAGGATTGTGTGGATTTAACATTACTTTTACTCAAATTAAAATTATGCTTAAAGAATTAAAAGTTGAGGAAGTAATTGTTGGATTTGATAGAGATTATGAAGAAGCAGATTCATTTGAAGCTACTGCTTATTATCAAAAAATAATTAAACAAGTAG